ATTCTGATGGTACTCCAAAACGTACTGTTGGATTTTGGTATCCAGATATCGAAACAGTATGGACTAAGAAAATGGATGTTGCTCCAATCAAAGCAGTAAAGAAGCTACAAGCTATTACAGACAAACAATTTACAGCGGATCTATAAAATGATAATACCAACTACTACAATTATAATTATACAAGCTCTCATTGTGAGTTGGTATGTATTTACAAGACCCGAACCCTGTCCTAGAGAGTATAGAACAACACGCACTCATCTATTGTTTGAAATGTGCGAACTAGACTACGGAGGAAAATTCGTATTAAAAGATGAAGATTCAAGATAAAGATACTAGATTAAGAATTGCCGGTTGGGGTGTTTCCTTTCTATGTATGACAGCGGGATCATATTTTGTATGGCCTCATATTCACGTAGCATTATTAGGAATTGCATTTTTTTATATTGGGGTTAGGGTTTTTAACTTCTCCACTTTTAACGAATACAAAGAAGCACGAGTGAAATTATTACTCAAATTAAGCAAATGGTAAACTATGGATAACGAAGAAGAACATAAACAACAACAACAGCAAGGTCATGGAGACCCAGCAACAGAATTATTTTTGAGAGGTCATCATGTATTCATGGGCGATGTGACACAAGAGACAATGAAGCCTTTGATAGATTGGATCATTTCTGAAAACTTCAACAAGGAAAAGAAAAAGAAAGAACTGACATTGGGGATATGTTCTCCTGGTGGTGATTTGAATGCATGCTTTGCTTTAGTAGATGTAATGAAAGGTTCAAAGATTCCAATACGAACTATCGGAATGGGGATGATTGCATCCTGTGGATTGTTGATGTTTATTTCTGGAGAAAAGGGTAGAAGAATCCTTACTCCAAATACCTCTATACTTTCCCACCAGTATTCATGGGGCACATACGGAAAAGAACACGAACTATTTGCAGTAGTAAAAGAGTATGATTTAACTACTGCCAGAATGGTTAATCACTATAGAAAATGTACTGGCTTATCAGAGAAAGATATTCGAAAGTATCTTCTACCCCCACATGATGTTTGGCTTTCTGCTAAAGAAGCAAAAAAATTAGGATTGTGTGATTCAATTAAAGCGACATACTGATGCCTTGACAAATTATAATTATATGATATAATAGAGATAGAATTAAAGATACCGCAGGGGTAATCGTAGGGCTTCGACTCTCCACCTAGTTTAAAGCTGGGTACATTTGAAGTCACTCTCTCACTACGAAAGCAATAACCAAGCTCTCCTGCGGTATCATATATATAATAATTGATAGTAATAATATAAAACCTGTGGAGAATTATGGTAAAGGCCGTTCAACCGGAAACAGAAACTACAAATAGCCCCAATACTCAGGGCAAACCTAAACGACAAACTAAAAACGATAAATTAAAAATAATCAATCCAGATAGCGATGTAAAATTTGAAATTGATTTTGAAAATGATAATGCCCTTGATTGGAACGGGACAGAAGCTGTATCGGACAAAGCTTTAGGTGGAACAGAGTTAATGCGGAATTGGCTCTTTGAAGAATTGGATAAAAGAGAAAAGGGATTAAAAGATAAATTTCAATTTATTAGTACCAGGGTTAGACATTTAGATCCTGGTAAGCAACGAATTCTTTGGGTTCATGACTTGGCTAATGATCCAGAAGTTCAACATTTAAAAGAGAAAGAAAATTGGAATAAGTATGAACGAGTTATTTTTGTTAGTCATTGGCAACAATATCAGTTTCAGACATATCTAGGACTTCCTTATGATCAAGGCATTGTAATTCAAAATGCTATCCATCCAATTCCAGTGCACAAAAAACCAAAAGAAGATGGAAAAATAAACGTGTGTTATTTTTCCACACCTCATCGTGGACTTGAAGTATTATTAAACGCTTGGGATTTCATGAGGAATACTCTTAAAGCTGGAAAAAATGCAGAACTGAATATCTATTCTAGTTTTGAAATATATGACCGCAAGCATATGGATGAGCAGTTTCGACACATCTACAAACGTGCAAGAGAGATGGATGGAGTTAATTACCACGGCACAGTTCCCAATGATGAGATACGTGAGATGTTAAAGTCACAACATATTTTTGCGTATCCAAGTATCTATGAGGAAACGAGTTGTATTACATTGATTGAAGCAATGAGTGCTGGATGTTTAGGTGTAGTTCCCAACCTCGGAGCTATTCCAGAAACAGGAGCAAACTTTCCGTGGATGTATGGATGGGAACCAGATCCCAATAGACATGCACAAGTACATGGGCATATTCTTTCACGAGCTATTGAACATTTCTGGGACGAAGATGTTCAAAATTTACTGAAGATACAACAAAATTATTTCGATATGTTTTACAATTGGAGTTTACGCAGTGGTCAATGGCATCAATTTCTTAATGCTATAGAGCAGGATATTCCTTTAGAAGAAATCGAAGAAGAAAAAGAAACACAAGATGTCACTACTAGTTGATTTTTCGCAGATCGTTATTGGTTCTTATATGACAGCTGCGAAACACGCATCTACTGATATAGAAGTTATTAGATCTGCGGTATTAAATACATTACGAATATATAGAGTTAAGTTTGTAAATGAATATGGGGAACTGGTGTTATGTTGTGATGACCGACACACATGGAGAAAAGAGATTTTCCCTAATTACAAAGCATCCAGAAAGAAAACTAAAAAGACATCTGGAATCAATTGGTCAAACCTATATGATTGCTTGAATCAGTTGAAAGATGAGTTCCGCGTTTGGTTTCCCTACAAAGTAATTCAAGTAGAGGGAGCGGAAGCTGACGATATTATTGCGACTTTAGTGGGAATATCAAATGAACGAACATTGATATTATCAAGTGATAGGGATTTTGTACAGCTTCAAGGATTTAATGTTAGACAATACTCACCGATACAAAAAAAATATGTTGACTCTCAATCAGCGGCATGGTCACTTCATGAAAAGATTATAAAGGGTGATGTAGGCGATGGAATCCCCAACATTATGTCAGATGATAATGTGTTCATTGATGAAGGTAGACGCCAGAAACCAATCACTAGTAAAAAGGTAGATGCTTGGTATGAACTAGATCCAGAGACATATTGTACCGAAGAAATGTTACGAAACTACAATAGAAACAAACAGTTAGTTGATTTGGGTGAAATGCCCGAGTCAATACGCATAAATATAACTAACCAATTTGAAAATGCTAAAGTTGGCAGCCGCAAACGCTTACTTACATACTTTGTTAATCATAGGTTAAAAAACTTAACTGAGAATTTATCGGAGTTTTAATTTATGGCACGGAGTATACCACTCATATTTGAAGATGTAGCTGCGGCGAGTTCTATCGGAGCCCGTAAAAAGGTTCTGCTAGAAAACGAATCCGAACCACTAAAGGAAATATTAAAATATGCCTTTCATCCAGATATTAAATTTGCTCTTCCGCCGGGAAAACCACCGTTCAAAACGATAGGATCACCGGACGAGTACAATCCCACATATCTATATCCCAACATTAGAAAATTTTACCTGTACATTGAGGGGGGTCATGACGGACTTACTCAATTACGAAGAGAGCAATTGTTTATTCAGATGTTAGAAGGCCTACATCCTAAAGAGGCAGAAGTAGTAATTCAAATTAAAGATAAAAAGTTGAACTATAGAGGTTTAACATACAAATTAGTAAAAACAACTTTTCCAGAAATATTACCATAATGATAAATGTAGATAAGTTTGAAAATAGAATTGTTAAATTTAAGCGTATAGATTCTGGTGGAAATGAATCAGCAAAAGATGCTGAACTTAGGCAGATAGATTATGACCAATCAGAAGATGTACCCCGTTCTGTTACGGCTAGACTTACGGACCCATTGAACTTTGTGATTACTTTAGCTTATGATAAAGGAGTGAAGAAATTCCGAGGACCATTAGGGACAGATACTTGGGAATCAGATTTTAATATTGATGACTTTATACAGAGTTCTAAAATGGGAACGGCCGACAGATACATGAAGAGTCCAAAAAGAACACGGGCCAATATCTAAGAACGGCAACCCAAACAGAAGAGGAACATGAATAAATTCATTTTATTTCTTGCTTTATTTCTTATTGCTGCAGTACCTGGTGGTACTGGGTCACAGGTAAGTGATCATTTTTATATTCATCCATTTAATACAAATCAAAATGGATTGTTTGAAATAGCAGAAAAAATAGAGAAGAGAAATATTTTTTTAAACATAGAAGATGTTATGTGTATGGCGAAGAATATATTTTTCGAGGCCGCTGTAGAAAGCACCGCCGGAAAATTAGCTGTAGCACAAGTAACATTGAATCGTGTTAAATCAAAAAATTATCCTAATACAATTTGTGATGTGGTTTATGAGGGGAGACATTATGAAAGTGGTTTTCCTGTTAGAGATAGATGCCAATTTAGTTGGTATTGTGATGGACGTGGAGATGAACCGGCTGAATCACAATTATGGATAGATTCTCAAGAATTGGCCAAGTACGTAATTCTAAGACAAGGTGATTTAATAGACATAACAGATGGTGCTACGCACTATCATGCAAGGTATATTGATTCACCAAGATGGGCAGGACAAAAGAAGGTCACTGCAAGGATAGATGAACATATCTTTTATAGAGGAAGGGGACACACTCACAGATTATAAACTCTTGACAATAGAGGGGAGTTGTGATAT